GTTATTGCTGGTGGGGTTCTCGCCGCACAGCGCCCCTCATTCTGGTTTGGTCTCGGAACTGTCATGCTCCGTGCCGGGATGCCACATTTGATTGAATATATCACCAAAAGAATGCCTCCAGAGCAAGAGGCCGAATGGCGTAAATGCCAGCTTCGGGGTGGTAAATGGAACCACAGAAAAAAGCGGTGTGAATGATGGCTGTAGGTCGCGGAAATATGGGCAAGCAAACCACCCGCCCCGGCAAGGTCAGCCGCGTAATGAAGGAATTTAAGGTTGGCACTTTGAAGTCAAGCTCTGGCAAGAAAATCAAGAAGAAGAAGCAGGCCATCGCCATTGCGCTTTCTGAGGCGCGTAGACCCCGTAGACCCCGCCGTCCGAAGAGAACACTTTGATGAGCAAGAAGAAGAAAGTAACAGCACCGCTTACATATAATCCGGGGAAAGGCCGTCCCAAGGAGCATCTTGCCTATCTCAATTATCAGGAGATGCTGGCTCTTAAACGTTTAAATGGCAACAATCAGGAAAGAGGCCCGAGGGGTCTTCCGTCCTTTCCTCCCGCTGGAGCAATGAGCGGTGGCTCCGCAAAGAGCCCCGCCTCTACAAGCAAGGCGGCAGGCGCAGGATCAAGGCCATCCAGCGGCAGGCCGTCTGGCGGCATGATGGGCGGCACAGGCTCTGGTGGCTCTGTTCGGACATCTCCCTCCTCCGGAAGCGGCGTAGGAGGTGGTGGCGGTAGCAATAGCGGTAGCAGACCGTCTGGCGGTATGATGGGCGGCACAGGCTCTGGAGGCTCATCCAGAACCGCCCCCTCTCGCGCGCCAAGTGTTCCGGGTCGTGGCACAGATCCCAATGGCATTGGCCGTTCGGATAAGGCAGCTATCAATGCTGTAAACAACGCAAATACCAAGACGGCACTTAAATCACCTGCGATCAGTACTGACAGATCCCGCACGGTCAATGTCGGCCCTATGGGTACGACTGTTAATGTGAAGGCACCTCCCGGTGGGAAGATCAAGGGTGCTATTCAAGGCGTAAAAGCTCCAGCACCCCTGAAGCAAGACGTAACCCGTGGAGTTACCGTTCCTGCCGCAACAATCCCCAGCTATTCTTCTCAAGAATTAATTAACAGAGCAAAAGCAGTTTCTCGTGGACCCGGCGTTTTGGCCGACCCGCGCCAAGAGCGAATTGCAAGAACTGTTGCTTTTTCTGAGAGTGTACCGGGGCTCAGGCAACCGGAAATGGCCAGCCAACTTCAGAAAGCTGCGCTTTCTGGGAATGATCTTTTTGAATACAAAAATGCCACTCCCGAGCAGAAGGCTTTGATGGATAGGATTTCATCAACGGGTCTTCATGTTTCTATGAAAACAGGGCTTGACCCGCGCTTGGTGCTTGGTCAGGCGATGCACGAAAGTACAACATCAAAAAATAAAACTCGCGTTTCTCAGCTTGCCCGCGATTACAATAATTTATTTGGAGTAAAGGCCACTGGCAAGCCGAAGGAGTGGGACGGAGTGACCACTTGGAGCGGCGCAAGTTCCACTATGCCAACGGGCGAATACTATGGTCCGTCTCGGAAAATGTATAATGAAGGTTTTCGTGTTTACGATACTCCAGAGCAAAGCCTGATGGACTACGGGCGTTTGATCGAAAGTAAATACGGAACGGCTGGAAAATTCGAGAGCATTCCCGAGCAAGCCAGAGCAATAAAAGCTGGTGGATATGCAACCGACCCAAAGTATGCAAATGCTCTGACAAAGAGTGCAAATCGTATTGGCGTTATCTCTGACGGCGTTGTAACCCCCGCCGCGTCAAGGAATGTTAAGCCTGATGGTTTAATGTCTTTGGTCCCTGATGCCGTTAAAATTGGAGTTGCCAAGAATTACGCGAAAGAAATTGGCAAAGATCTTGCTGGGTACTATAAGCAAGGCATTGAAGGACTTCGTGGATATTTTGGGACAGATGCCGAACCGCCTTCTGGGGCAGTAAAAACTGGGTCAAAGATGGTTAATCTTGAACCCGGTGATATTTACGGTCCTAAATATGTTGCCCCCGAGGTACAGGAAGTGATGGGAGATCAAGAAAAGCTCAACAAGATGGGGATCGGGGTGATGAAAAGGGTCCCTGTTGTGGGTCCTGTAGTCACTGCCACTGATGCCTTGACTAAGCTTTTCACTGGCGAAACGATTGCAGGCGGCAGCGCAGAATTGAAGCGTGCGTACATGCAAGCTACAGATGAGCAAAAGGCTGTGCTTGAAGACAAGCACCCGAACCTCACAAAGTTCGCGAGCGATGCTGGCCTCACGCCAAAGCGGGACATGAGCAACTATACGAACTGGGCTGAAAAGTCTGGCCTTCGCGCTCCTCCCAGCCGAGAGGGTGGCGGAGAAAATTCTGGCATCGCCTCTCTTGGTGGTAGGCCAAAGGGCGACGAAACAACGACCCCGACACCTGACACGCCGTCCACCACTCCCGGACGCCGCCCCGACATCTATTACATGTGGGATCTTGGTGTGAATGTTCCATCTCCGGGCGATCCGAACTATACTCAGTATCAGACATACTTGGCTGAAAGGCTGAGTGCGAGACAGGCTGTAGGATAAATTTAATGTCGAAAGCAAAGCAGGCAATTGGTGCCGTTGTGACGCTCTACAAGACTAAGCATCGCCGTAGGGCGAAACCTTTGCATCTGCGGGGTTCGAAAAAGCTTGGTCCGAAGAGCGGTGATAGGGGCAACAGGGGAAGCTTTTAACGAAGTCGGGCGGTGAGCGTTTGGGTAGGCGGCTCCTTTAATCGGCGGATGCCTCTTGGAGCGGGGCTCACATTAAGGTTTAAACATGACAACAAGCGGCACAACAACTTGGGACCCCGATATTGGGGAGATCGTGGAAGAGGCGTTCGAGAGAGCGGGCCTCGAACTCCGCTCTGGCTACGACCTTAAGACGGCTCGCCGCAGCCTTAACTTCCTTCTGACCGAGTGGGCGAACAAGGGCTTAAATCTTTGGACTGTCGCTTCCGGCACTCTCACACTTGTGCCGGGTCAGAAGACCTACACCACCGCTGATGGTCTCCCGGCTGACGCTGTGGATTATATCGAGCATGTGACGCGCACAAGCAGTGCGGGAATTCCTACCGATATTTCGCTCAACCGCATTTCTGTTTCGACCTATGCCAATATCCCGACAAAGGACCAAACTGGCAGGCCCTACCAGATCTACGTTAACCGCGCGACATCCTCTCCGCAAATCACGCTATGGCCCGTACCCGACTCCAGCACGCCATACACGCTGGCTTATTGGTATCTGCGGCGTCTTGACGATGCGACCAATCCGATCAGCCAGACAATTCAAATCCCGTTTCGGTTTTACAACGCATTGACTGCGGGGTTGGCATATCACATCGCTCTCAAGCGTCCCGAGGCTCAGGACCGCATTTCAATGCTCAAGGACCTCTATGATGAGGCTTTCCAGCTTGCGGCTGACGAAGATCGTGACCGCTCCAGTGTACGGTTTACACCATTTGTAGGGTATAATTTCTAATGAGTGTCCCCTATGCGAAAGGAAAATGGAGTTTTGCATTCTGTGACACGTGCAACCAGAGGTATGATCTCAAGGACCTAAAAATTCAAATAGTTGCAGGCCGAGCCACAAACATCAAGAACTGCCCCTATTGCCTCGACAAGGACCATCCGCAGTACTTCATTGGCCGCGTTCCGATCAATGACCCGATTGCGCTTCTTAATCCCCGCCCAGACACTGCTCAGGTAGAAAGCCGAGAGCTTTGGGGCTGGAACCCCGTTGGAAACCCCGCAGTTTACGCCACAGGACAGGTTGGGATTATCTCTCTTGTTATTAATGGCGTTAAGAGCCAAGTCACCTACTCAGGTGAGATGTAATAAAAAGAAAGAGAACAAAATGGATAAGAAGAAGCCCATCGGCTACACAAAGGAACAGACCAAATCCATGAAGGCGCTTATTGAGCGCACAGAGCCCAAGTCTGGCGACTATGTTGGCTCCGGCACTGTCACAACCGTGCCGAAGAAGAAAAAGAAGATGAAGCGGATGATGGATGGCGGCATGGCCCGCGCCGCTCCTTATGGCCGTGGTAAGGGACCCATGAGCGATGCGCTCAGCAATGCTATGCCCGTTCGTGGTGGCGGTGGTGTTCCTGTTCAGGGCCGGGATGGTGTTGTTGTCCCGCCCATGCGCCCAGAAGGCAAGAAGATTCCCGGTCAGATTCGGGATCGCTTGATGAGCATGATGGGGCGGGCTGGTAAGGGTACAGAGTACCCCGGTATGCCCAAGATGGGCGGCATGATGGCCCGTAAGGCTGGCATGAAGGGCGGTGGCCTTGCTCGTAAGGGCATTGGCATGGCTCTCGCCAAGGGTGGCCTTGTGAAGGCAAATGGCTGCGCTCAGCGCGGTAAGAGCAAGGGGAAGATGGTATAATGGCAAAGCAGAACGCACGGCTCAAGCTTCCCTCCGATGCCACAGTTGAGAATGGCATGAGGCGGGGTGTGAATGTGGGCAATATGAAAGTGCTCAAGAAGCCGCTCAAGATGCGTGGCGGTGGCGCTGCCACACGGGGTTTGAAGATCTCGGAGAAGCAGGGCTAATATGTCCTTCACCTACGCACAGCTTGTAGACGCTATCCACGGGTATCTCCAGACAGATGCCAATGGTATCCCGACTGCCGATATGAACACAATCATTCGGCAGGCGGAGCAACGTATCTATTATGATGTGCAGATCCCTGTTCTCAAGAAGAACGTGACGGGGACATTATCGAGCGGAAACCGCTACCTCTCTACTCCGACAGACTACCTCGCCACATATTCAATTGCTGTGAATAACAATGGCAATTATGAATACCTCCTGCCGAAAGATGTGGCGTTCATGCGCGAAGCCTACCCTTTAACCACCACCACTGGTGTGCCGCGCTACTACTCTCTCTTCGATAACGACACGATCATTCTCGCACCCCCGCCGAACTCGAACTACGAGGTTGAGCTTCATTACTTCTATGAGCCTCAGTCGATTGTGGAGGCAACATCCGGCACATGGCTGAGCGAGAACGCCGAAACCGCCCTTTTGTATGGATGTTTATTCGAGGCTTATTCCTACCTAAAGGGTGAAGCGGATCTTATTTCGCTCTATGCGGGAAGATACAAGGAAGCTATCGAGGCTCTCAAGGTTATCGGTGAAGGCCGTAACCGTTCCGACACTTATCGGAATTCAGAACCCCGCATAACTCCAAATTAGTGAAGCAACATGATATCCACGGCACTAACAACCAGTTTCAAGAAGCAACTTCTTGAGGGCAAGCATAATTTCAGTGCTGCCGGGGGCGACACATTCAAGATTGCGCTCTACGCATCTTCCGCTGTTATCGGGGCAGAAACAACAGCCTACACTGCGGTGGGGGAAATCACTGGTGCTGGCTACACTGCTGGTGGCACCACACTCACAAACGTGGACCCGACAACATCCGGCACAACTGCATACGCAACATTTCAGACTGTCTCTTGGCCCGCCGCAACATTCACGGCGAACGGGGCTTTGATTTACAACGCAAATGCGGCGAACGCATCTGTTACCTCTCTGGCCTTTGGCTCTGACCAGTCTGTAAGCAACGCCACATTTGAAATCATCTTCCCAACGGCGAATGCTTCATCTGCCATTATTAGGATTGTTTAAACATGGTTTGGAAGGAAGTCTACGAAAAGGGTATGGAAATAGACTTTCTTGCCAACACAGTAATCGTAAACTTTGACATTCCATTTTTTTACGAAATTCCGACAGATCAAACCCCGAACTGGGTTTCTGTAATCGACACCCAAACTCCAAACTGGAACCCCGTGGTAACCTGACATGGCATCAACTTATTCTCCCAATCTTCGCCTTGAACTCATCACCACTGGTGAACAGCAGGGCACATGGGGCTCCACCACCAACACAAACCTCGGCACTCTTCTTGAGGAAGCTATTGGCGGCTATGTGTCTGTCACCGTGTCGGATGTCGCCGACACCACCCTCACAACAAGCAACGGCTCCGCAGACCAGTCCCGCAACATGGTCATCAACCTTACGGGGGCTCTTACAGCCACTCGCAATGTGATCTGCCCCGCGATTGAAAAGCTCTATGTCGTGAAGAACGCCACCACTGGCGGTCAGTCGGTTGTTTTCAAAGTGAGTGGTCAGACGGGCGTAACTGTCCCCAATGGCATTATCGAATTTATTTATGTTGACGGAACGGACGCCCGCTCCATCACAGGGTCTATCGCAATCCAAGATGCCAACAATGTAGCCATCACTGGCGGCAGTATCATAGGTATCACAGACCTTGCTGTTGCAGATGGTGGCACTGGTGCTTCTGACGCTACAACGGCAAGAACCAATCTCGGGATCGGAACGATTGGAACCCAGAACGCAAACGCCGTTGCGATCACTGGCGGTACTGTGGCGGGCGTCACTGTATCAAATACATCGATATCAAACGTGTCCGTTATCGCGAATGCCTCCAGCCTGAGTGTGAGAGATAGCGATGGCTCGAATATCCTTTCGATTGCTGTTGGATCGAACCTCACAGCGAACACAATCCTTACACTCACAACTGGTGCCACATCGAATAGAACTCTCGATATCTCTGCATCAAATGTGACAATCTCCACTGCTGGTGCCGCACTCATTGACGATGCTGACGCTTCCGCTCAGCGCACTACGCTCGGCCTCGGAACGATTTCCACGCAAAACGCAAACGCCGTTTCGATCACTGGTGGATCGATAACTGGCATTACAGATCTTGCTGTTGCTGACGGCGGCACTGGGGCATCTGATGCAGCGACTGCAAGAACCAACCTTGGAGTCGGTACGCTTGGCACACAGAACGCCAACGCTGTTGCAATCACGGGCGGTACAATTGTTGCGAATGCTTCCGGCATCTCGATCAGGGACGCTGACGCTTCGAACGTGATGACGATAGCTGTGGGATCTAACCTCACAGCCAACACAGT